ATTTATCTTCCAACATCTCAAGATTGCTTTTGGAACTATGACTTCCCCAACGAGGACAAATAAGTGGCAAAAAAACAACGAAGCCAAACTTCTCAAATTTCTCAAGAATGACACTAAACCAAATAATCCAAAAGATTCAAACGGCAGCCGAAAGCCATAAGATGGTTCACAAGTTTGGCGTTGGTCAGCAGTCAAATATGACCGTTGAGAATGTTGAATTCTATCCTTTGGTTTGGTTGTATCCTGATGGATTCAATTTGCAGTCCGGTGGCAATCTGCAAACCTACAACTTTGCATTGCTTGTGATGGATCGTGTATTTGAAAGCGAGAGCAACACAATTGAAGTGCTTTCCGATACTGCACAGATTATGACCGACATCTTTGCGTTGATTGAGGACAACACCCAAAACGATGAGGATTTTGAGATTGTGATCAACGGCAATGCATCCCCATTCTACGATTCAAAAACTGATATTCTCGCTGGTTATGCAATCAACTTCCAAGTCCTCACTCCTTATTTACACAATACTTGCGTTGTTCCTGTTTAGTTGGTTGTGGGCTTTCTTCAATTATGATGAACCAGTCCGCTATATCAAACCACTAAATGTTGAACTGCACGAAAGGATTATTGAAAAAGAGAAGATCAAACGAATCACACTACTGAAAGAACTGAACCACTATGATACGATTTATCTTGATACTTTTGATGCTACATCTTCAGGGCTTGAAGGGGCAATCCGTCTCCATAGATTCTGCGACACTTCGGGTTGCGAATAGTTATCTTGTCAAGGGTGCGATTGCACGGCAAAAAGTTAGCCAATTACTGAAGGTTGTTCACTCGGATTCTATCATAATTTCGGAACAAGATTCAGTCATCACCAAACAAAAGGTAAACATCGCATACTTGAATGCGGAGAATGATTCACTTGTGAGGCAAAATAAAGCCATCTCACGCACTTTGTCCTTGTTCAAGGGTATAAGTATAGGTTTAGGAATTTTAACGCTTGTGGGATGGCTACAATAGACCTTGACAAATTACCCGATGCCCTTGATACTTATTTAGGGGATGCTTCCGAAGGCTCACTCCTTCAGCAAATCATTATTGATTGGTGGAACAAGAAGGTGATTCCTCCGATTTGGGCGAATCTTGACAGTAAAAAGATAAACGCATCATCTTCGTTGAGACAATCTTTTGTCCCCGGACAGATAACCAAAACGCCAACATCCATCAACACCATCCTTCTCGCTGAAGATTACTGGGAGTTCGTGGAATACGGAAGGAAGCCAACAAGAAATGGTCACATTGAAGGCACACCATATTTGTGGCAGTCAATCGCAGAATGGATGGCATTCAAAGCCGTCAAACCACCTGAAGATTTTACCTATGATTCATATGCAAAAGCCATTGCAAAAAAGATTCACAAAGTAGGTACAAAGCCAAAGCCATTCCTTGAAAGTGCGTTCACCGAATCAATACAGATGGAATTGGTGAATGAGTTGAATGCTCGTTTCGGAGATTTGATATTCTCGGAAGACATAAAATTGTAACAAAAAGAAAAGTTTCTTTGCATTATTAGAAAGTTTATTTTACTTTTGCTCTTGTTATGGATTACAACAAAGCAATTGAAACTATCAAACTTAAACGCAGACAAGGACTATTTCAAATAGTCGCTCGTAAAACTGGGGTATCACTTCCAACCGTTCGCAAGTATTTGGTTGAGGGAAACATCGTTTCTCCAAAAGCCAAAGCCGTCATTGAAATTGCATTGAGGGAGGTGAACAATGATTGAAGCAACAATCAACGGATGGATTCTCACAATCGGTGGGGATAGGTATGTTTACATTGACAAGCAAGTTGATGACTATTTACTGGAGAATCACTTTGATGAACTTGAACCGTACCTGATCAAGCGAGATGTCTACTTCGGTGGGTGCGTTGAGACCAATTTAGTGGGTATTGAGACGGAGAGATTCTTCTATCTTGAACCCGACAAGTTTACAGTATTATTTATGTGCGGACACAAAACAAATTTCCTATGAATAAAAGCGAATCAATCAAGAACATTGCTGGTGCGTTGGTAAAATTCCAAGCATCGGTGAGCAAGGTAGCAAAGGAAGCCAACAATCCTTTCTTCAAATCCAAGTATGCAAGTTTGGCGAACATACTGGACACAATTCAAAAGCCATTGAGCGAATGCGGTTTGGCAATCAGTCAATTCCCTGATGCCAATGCACTCACAACAATCATCCTTCACGCTGAATCAGGTGAGTGGATGGAGTCATCCTATGTGATGCCGGTTGCAAAGCAGAACGATCCCCAAGCAATGGGGTCTGCCATCACTTATGCGAGAAGGCAATCCATTGGTTCTATCCTAAACTTGAACATTGATGATGACGATGACGGTGAGAAAGCAATGGGAAGACAGATTCCAAAGAAAGATGAACTCACACCAAAGCATCCATCTTGGACAAAAGCCGTTGAGCATTTGAAGACGGGTGGATTGATGACAGACATCACAAGCAAGTTTGAGGTATCTCCGGTCAATATGAAACTTTTAATCGGTGAGAAATGAATAACACACATCCAGTTATTCACACTTCTTTGAACGAAGAAGATTGGCAGAGGTTGAGAAGTTCACGCTTCACCGCATCCGAAATCCACAAACTGATGGGAACTCCGAAAAACAAATCGGAGTTCTTGTCGGAAACTGCGAAATCATTTGTCTTTGAGAAGGCAGCGGAATACTTAACCGGTGCGAAATCGGAGATCTATGGTCGTGCTTTGGATTGGGGTAAGGAACACGAGAAGGAAGCCTTCCACTATTTGTCCCAGCAGACCGATGATTTCTTCACTTACTACGGTGCAGAGACATACACCTTCATCACTTATGGCGAATGGGGAGGGTATTCACCTGATGCACTTGGTCACCAGTTGGTAGAAATCAAATGCCCGTTTAATTCAGGCAACCACTTGCAAAACTTCTTCATTCAAAACAACGAGCAGTTGAAATCAAAACGCACGGAGTATTTTTGGCAGATGCAAATGGGGATGATTGCAACCGGATTGGAAGAAGGTTTGTTTGTCAGTTATGATCCCCGAATGCCCATTGGCAAGAAGCTCACAACCACTCTCATCACTTTGGAAGAGGACATCCAAGAGATTATTGATGAGAAATTGACCTACGCTGGAGAACTATTTTTGTCAATCACAAAATAAATCGTTCATTCACAAAGCCAATTAGAAAATAAATTTGCATAAGTGAAAGAAAGTATGTTGTTTTGAACTATGGCACTTGACATAATTTATCCAATCGTTTTAACACCCATCGTTTTTGCGGTGGGTTATTCTATCCATTGCATTAAGAAAGCAATGAACAAAGAACTTCCCGAAGCCAAACCATACCAGTTTGAACGGGATCAGTACAATCCGGAGTTTGACCAATTCAGTCAAACTATCTTCAATCACAAATTCTACAAAGGAAAAGCAAAATAAAACTATGAAACAAATACAATTATTTAATCAATTCACCGAGGTTGAATTGGAAATCTTGAGAAAAGCAACAGATGTTTTGAATCTTTATTTTAACGGCACTACAAAGCCCAAAAGCAAAAGACCGAACCGAGTAGTTCACAGGACAACTCAATTGTTCCTGGATGATGTCAAAAGCGTTTATGGGAATGAATGGGTGTACAGACAAGATGATGTATTTCTTGACATTCTTCACAAGCATCGCAAATCGGATGTGTCCACTTTGATTAAAAAGTATGTTGAATTAAACAGAATTGAAGTCGTGAGAAATAATAATAAAAATCAAAATATCATTAAATTTAGATTCTTATGATAACTTACTTAATCTCGGCAGCGGTCTTCGCCCTTCTCATTTACCGGTTATGGTATTTAGAAAAAGCAACCGATGAACTTCAAGAAGAGGTCAACCAACGCAATCGGCAAATTTGGGATTTGGAAACTGAAATCTTGACCATCCGGTCAACCATCCAGCAAGGCAAAGATGATTTGAACCAAGCAAAGATGATGAGCGAGAAACGGATTGCAGAGTTGGAGGACAAATTGCAAACTTTCAAGAACCAATTTACAGATTTAAAAAATGTTAAAAGCAAGGGTAGTAAAGGCAACAATTAATTCCATTTGCAAGTGGCGGGTATACTTCGCTGGAGAATTACTCGCCACATTTGAAACGGAAAAAGATGCACGAGATTACGCAGAATTTATAGACAGACAATGAAAACAGATATAACACCCAAAGAAAAAGCCGAAGAGCTTATCGCCAAATTTTACACCATCAATGCGGAAACGGTTGAATTGGTAGATGGAGATTTTGATATGATTCATTCACTATCGGAAGATGATGCAATCAAATGTGCAAGAGTTGCAGTATATGAAATACTTGATCATTGTACAGAAGTAAGCAAATACTATTGGTTGAAAGTTCTTCAAGAGATAATTCTAAACGGCAATGAAAAACAATAAACAACAAACGGCAGTGGACATTCTATGTGGAAAGTTAGCAATGAAGTTAGGCATACCACAAGCAATTACTTTTTACATAGACCATCAAGAAGAAATCAGAGAAGCCAAAGAAATGGAGAAGGAAAGAATTGAAACTGCATACAACAAAGGAACAGTTCATGGAATTGATTATCCTGAAAGTACACTACCAATAACTGGTGAACAATACTACAACGAAACCTACGGAGGAGGTGATCAATGAAGATCAGGGTTAAACACAGAAACACAGAGATAGAAATTGAAGACATTAAGACCATTAATCACAATCTTGATATCATCAGTTTAATCAAAGCCATTTCACAACAGATTCAAGAAATAATCAAGACAGACAATGAAGACACCAATAGACCGCTTGGTTGAACACCTACGCACGGAATTCCCCGATTTGGATATCAGTCCACACCTGATCTTCAACTTCAAGCAACTTGAGAAAATGGAACAACAACTCGCATACAATGCCGGGTTTGCAAACGCTAAAAAAATCTATCAACAAGAAACCGTATGAATGTAACCAAAAAACT